TGCCATTAAATTATAACTCTATATAAATCAAGTACTCTTTTTATATGGTCTGGGAAATCTGTATTGTCCCTAACTCCTGAAGTTCCTTGATTCTGCAATGTTGCTCCTGCTATTGTTCTTCTTTCTTTATGCTCATCTTTTAAATAGTAATTAACTAAATCAAATAGTGCTAATTTTAAATCTTTTGGACACGCTGCGTATCCTGCATTATATACGACCTTTACTGCTCCTACACCAGTAGGAAAAGCTCTTTTATTTCCGCTAGTATCTGTTCTAATAATTGAATCAGAAGGTTGGTCGAAATAGTATTGATAGTCACCTGTTGTTAAAGCTACATAGTCTCCTGAGTAACTTGTTCTTATATGAACGCTATCAATGGTAGTAACTGGACTTTCACTTAATATAACTGTGTGCGTATACACATCATTTACATTAAAGTACTCAGTTTTATCTGTAGAGTAATAGTCTACAAACGAAGTACCACAATACTTCTTGGCAAGGTCACTAACTTGGGGTACAATAATGTCAAGGCGTTGGTCTTCTTTCTGACCAGTTATGCCCTCAACGTTTTTAAATTCTTGTACTGTTATTAAATCTGCCATAGTTAAATTGGGGGAGTGTTAGGTACACTCCCGAAACCATAGTTAAGGTATTAACTACCTTTGTACTGTAAAGCCCACTTAGATGTAGCGCCATCGATTAAATCGGTGAAGCCTAGTCTTTGTGATGCTACTAATACTGTTCTTTGTGAAGCTACTTCATAGTCAGACTCGATGGTTACACCTCTAAGTCTTGGCATTACGTAGTTTCTTGCGTAAACTGCAATTGCATGGAATTTACTTACTGCTGGAGTTGCGAACTCGTCACATACGATTACTTTAGAACCGAATACTGACCCAATTTCACCACTAACTTTAGTAGCCATGTCACCAACTAAGTTGACATCTTGGAATTCAGCATCTTCTAGTAACTCATAATATCCTCTTTGTGATACTATGTAAACAACGTCAGATGGGTTTAAACCATATTTGCCCATGTTCTTTCTAGCTGCTAATAGCTGTAAAGCTGTTAGTGAGTCAGAAGCAAAAGCTGTTGCTGTTTGTGTTAAGTCAGAATCATTTCTCGCTAAGTGAAGTAGACCTTCGAATGCAGCACCTGAAGTACCGTAAACGCCGTCTGCATCGTCACCCGCTAAGATTGCGTTCTCAATACCTCTAGCATGAGACCTAACCATAGATTCTCTTATTAGTGGTAGGATTGGCATGATTGCATCCTCTTCAGTTTCATTACCTAAGTAAGATTGTGAAATAAGTTTCTTAGTTGAAAGAGTTCTTTCAGCCATTGCCATACCTGCTCTATCAGCATATGTGGCAGACCTCATATCTAAGTTACCATGTGGGTTTGAGCCCGTAGCTACTTGGTTGCCTGTAAATTCAGCGTAACCAGCATCTGGTAAGATAGGAAGAATTTGCGTTGCTGAAGTCATTTGGATTTCTCTAAATAACGGTGCAAGTACTAATTCATTCTGAATATCTCTTTCTACATTTGTTGAAACAATCTGCTCAAAATCAGCAGATGATACATCAAGACCTGACATAGTGTTAACTTTGTTCATTACGTCCTGTGCATACTTAGTGTTCCAACCTTTTCCAGTGGCTAAACCTGCAAATTTTGCATCAAGAATATCATTCTCGAATGCTTTTTTCCAGTCGCCATTTCCTTGTCTGTCTGAGAATGTTCTTTTTGACTCTCTCATTTTCATGATTTCATCAGACTTTTCAATTAAGTTAGACTCTAGCTCTTTGACTACTTTTTCAAGGTCTTCGTGCTTTTGATTAACTCTTGTCTCAACATCAGACATAAGCCTTTCAGCTCCAGTAATAACGCTAGTTACCACTTGTTTTTGTTCTTCCTGCTTAGCTTGGTCCACAGCTTTCTGCTCAGCTTCTACAGCTTCTGATTTCTCAGTTTCTGCTTGTGCTTTTGCTTTCTGCTCTGCTTGTTGCATTGCGATTTTAGTTGCAGTATCTTCTGCTACTTTTTTCGCGAACGCTTCAAGGTCAAACTCAGGAGTTATGTTTTTGTCATTTGACATAGATTTCTCCGTTTCTTGGGATAATTCCCCTTTTGGCTGCTCGACTTCAACAGCATCTGCTGAATTAATTGAGTTAGCCTGATTGCTAAAAGTGTGCTTAAACTTCTTGTATTCTTCCATATTGTCAAATGATTTGGCAATTGAAAAAGTAGCAGCTTGATTACATGGTACTGTAACTACTGATACTTCAAAAAGCTCTGCGTCCTTTATCCTGTATCCATCGGTTTCACTCATATAATCAGCGTCCTTGACTCGGAAACCGACAGAAAAGGCTCCAAGAACACCGTCTTTGATTAATTCTTTTATGTCGCCAGCTGATTTAGAAATTCTAGCATTAAGCTCGAGTCCTTTATCACTAACGCCAATACCGGTAGCTCTACCTATCGGTCTGTCATAGTTATGATTAAATAATATAACAGGATTGTTTTTAAAATTTTCTAATCCACCTTTAGTCCATGCATCATGGTCGACTATGTCGCCTGCTCGGTCTTTAGAATTAGTACTAGCATAGCCTTTAATGTTTATGCTGCCATCATCGTCTTCACTGAGAGTCTTAAAAGTAGAGGTTAAATTAAATATTTTTTCCATTATTTTTTCGCTTCTTTCTCAACCTTTTTAGGGGTTGCTTTAGCGGGCTTAGGCGCTTCTTTTTGTATAAACATTTCTGGGAAATTAACTTCACACATTTGTTTCATTCTTCCCCATGAGCCGAATGGTCTTTTTGCAATCATAAAACGCATTGGTACGTCTGCTGCTGCTTTGTATTCGGTTGCACTCATTATATGCCCTTTTTTGCCAAAGTAATCGGCTAGTTGTTTTAAAACGACTTTCTTATTCGCCATTGTTTTGTTCCTCTTGTTCAGGTGGTCTGCCACCTTCTTCTGGATTTGCTGCTGAGCCTGCTATATTTGCAGGGACTCTTGGTTCATCAAATCCTTCTATTGGTTCTTTACCTAAGGCTTCTCTTGCTTCATTGGCACTAAATATGCCAGTGTTCACTAGTGTGGCGTAGTACGCTGCTTGGTCTCTTAATTCAGGTTGTAGAGCAGGTATATCTGTCACGTCCTCATTTATTTTGAAACCAAAGTATCTTTCTAGTGAATATCCGATTTTTCTTACTATAGGTAAGATAGTCTCAAGATAGTAAAGTCTATGGTTGGGTCTAATGTTTGCATTATTCCCGCCGTCTAATAGAATTGGTGGTATTCCCATCGCTTCTAGTATAATCTTTTCGTTAGACTTAATTCCTTCTTGGAAGTCTAACTCTTTAAAGTTAATGTTTGTTAAGTTTTCTACTTCTAGTCCGCCATCTAAAAATAATGGTCTTCTTCCGCCAGAAGTTGGGTTGTATCTTTGAACCCATGCCGATAACATTCTTTCTTTAATCTTTTCAGATAAAGTGTTAGGGCTTTTAAGTACTAATCCAGGCACTGCTCCATTCTTGAAGAAGTTATCCTGAAAGCTTCTCATGCTGCTTAATAATTGCATTGTTCTGTAAGCAGGCTTTAATCTTGGTACACCTCTATAAATAGAGTTGAAACTGTTTTCTTTAATATGTATAATTTCGTTGACTGAGTAATCTACAGTACCGTCAAAAACATACTTCTCAATATATGTTTGTTCGTCTGTATAAATTGTTACTTTATCCGCTGGTAGGTGGTATAGATGCGCTCCATCAAAGTATATAAATATATTCCCATCTATAAGTAAATCAATAATTAGATTTCTTTTAAATGAGTTTACATCTTGAAATGGATTCGCCTCATGATTAAGTAGTAAATTTACTCTAGATTTACGAATGTTTCTTGCAACTCCTGTCATTCCTGGGACTGGGTCACCAACAGTGAAAGGTATTTCTGCAACATCATCAACAATCATATTAACTGCTCTATTAACAATCTCTAATTGTTCATAAGCATTTTTATAGTTAGTAGGTCTTTCGCGCGAGTCAACAGTCAATCCCTCATTACGGGAGATGATGTATTGAGAGTCATTTAATTTTTCCTCTCTATCTATTCCTAAGAATCTGTCATACCATGCCATATTTATCTCTCTGTTTCTCGACCCATCGTTGTTGTTTCTTTGCTGTTATCAATTTGGGTCTTTTTCCATAAATTGAATGCAATCGTAAATGATGAGTATGGCAAAGTGTTACACATTCGTCGTACACTTCTACATAATTCTCATCAATGAACTGCTTTCTTATATCTAGTATTTCTTGCTCTATAGTTATATTAATTTTATTTCGTCTTAGCCAAGTTTCTAGTAATTCGGTCAGTCCATGAAAGTGATGAAAATCTAAATTTTCGCCTGCTCCACATATATAGCAAGTGTCTTTCTTATTATATTGTGATTTGGCTTTATCTCTTACGTATTTAACTAAATCTCTTTTTAGTTCCATATTTCTACTCTTAATTAGAATTATACCAAAAAGTCACATATATTGTCAAGAACTGTTTTTGACAGGTGTAACTAGAAGGTAGTAATTGAGGTTTCGAATGTATACAGGGCGTATCGCAAAGCATCAGCCATATGCGATGCCCCATCATGTTTTGGTTTCTCTCTTAGCAAATTAGGGTTGGGGTCCCATTGATATTGGTCTAAGCATGTTAGAGCTTCTTTGCACTGCTGGTCAACAAGTAATGTATCATTGTCTACTACTCCGGCCACAAATCCTATTCCATCTAAAACTGATTTCTTGGCGTTGATAGTACTGATGTCATAGTTCTGAGCAAAGTCGTATCTGGTTTGTTGTGCTGCAGAATCGATATAAATATAATCTATATCCCACTTATGTATAAGTTTCTGTATTTCTGTGGCATGTTGTTCGGTTGTTTTTTCTGCACTTAAGTATTCATCTACTAAATGGTATACTCCTGTATCCCAGTCAAATGCAATTACACAAAATGCAGTAGGGTCTTTATACCCGACATCAAGTCCTGCGAAGACGTCCATATTGCTTACATCTAAATCTTTCAAGTTTGCTACACAATGTTCATAGTTAAATGCCCATATCTGTCCTTCGTATACATTGAAGTCAGCCATGTATTCTTGAGCAAAT